ACACCAAACAGCCTTGTCATTGGGTATCCAGTGCCTGCAGAAATAACAGTAAAGAACTGATACAAAACATCACTGACACCGCCTAAAGAAAGCGTATCTCTAACATACTCATCCTCAGCATCCATTAAAACGCTATGGAAAACAGATTTCATTAAATCCATTGTTTGAAGTCTGTTCTGCATAAGTTTAGAGCCATCTTTTGTAGACAAGATGTCAGCTAAATCTTTGAACTTATATTTTCCAACCGTTATTTCTTGCATAAGGTTTGACAAACTGCCAAAAGCTGTTCCCAAGTCTCCAAGCCTGTCTCTTATGCGTTGCAAGCAAGGCAAGCCCCAATATCTATATTCGTTTGGAATAACGCTTTTTCCAGTGTTTGGAACTTCAATTCCGTGAAACTCAATTACTCTGGAATAATGAACTCTTGCTGTTTGGAAAGTATTGCCTACACGGAAAGTGATTGGATAATACTCAACTTCACCAAAGCGAGGTTTATTTGGGTCTGTTTGAAATTCCATTGTGCCAAACTGTATGTTAGGTCTTGCAACTACTCGCAAGCTCTCAAAAGTTCTAATTTTTCGTACAATTAAAGGCTGGTCCAAATCCTGCCCGTCATATGCACCAATAACAATAATTGAACCACCGTACAATCTAGCCCACTTAAAAGCCTGAGAAATCTTTGCGTGTATTTTTACACTATCAAGCACTTCATCATATTTTGCACTTAAATCTTCCATTCCTTCTTTTTTATTTTGGAATGTGTATTTCCATCCCTGCTTCAGCATATCTTCTGGAAGCAAGTCTACAATTTTTGCACCAAGTCCATCATCCGCATAAATATTTTCAAGCTCTTCGTCAATTACAATTCCGCTTGATTTATTTACAGTATGCTTGGATTTATCTGCTTTTGTTCCAAGGCCTGTGAACAAGTTAGCCCAGCCGTCTTTTCTAATCCTGCTTGCTGTTTTAATGTCGTCATTCATTTTGCGTTTCTCCTTTACCATTCATAAAGTGCCCTGCTCTTCGCCTTGTTTGGCTTGCAGGCTTCGCGAATTAAACTTGCACAAGAATCTGGACAGTCATCGTGGTCTTTTGTTCCTGGGCGATAGTCTAATATCATATTTAAGTATTCGTCATCCGTATTTGGTGACCAATACAGTTTTTCCCAATATTCATATAGAAATGTGCTTATTTTTACATCTTTATTTTCACTCTCGTGGTACACTCTTACATTAAGTCCAGCATTTCGCAACGCTTGGGCAACATAACCTTTATCAGCGTTTGTTTCAATGTATATGCAACGGCATTTATATCTCTTGTAATATGCAACGACTTTATCTGTCCAAGTTTTAACATGGCCTGGATAGCAAAATCCAACAGCTTGCAATTTCTTTGTATTTTCATAATCTTGCTTGTCTAAAGGTGCCATTATAGTCAATGCACAATAATCATTTCCATCAAATCCTGCATCCAGTTGAGCAACAGCATTTTTTATCATATAGTCCCAACCCAATGCCATTTTCGGGTCTGTGAACAAACTTGTTTCATCTTTTCTTAATTCAAGTTCATAGTTAGCACTAAATAAAAATGGTGTTGTAGTTTTACGCTTTTCTTCAACAGCTTTTTCACCTAAGAAATTAAACTGTGAAATAGGATACATTGCGATAGGACAAAATGCGTTTATATCAACCCAAGCGTCATCTTTATGCCAAGGAGTTCCAATAAACATAATAGGTTTTCCTGGGTCTACGATGTTTGTTGCAAGTTCTCTCACTATTTCCTTTGTGTGTTCCCGCTCTGCTTTTGAAATCCTATCTTTAAGCGTAATTATATCATCACACAAAATTCTATCAAAGTGGTATCCAGTAAGCGAACTATCAATTCCGAATGCTGTAAGGCTAACTTCTGGAGTAATTGTGCTTTTGAAGTTGTATCTTAATTTTCCTTCTTTTGCCATTGTTGCTCTTGGATAAAAACCGTGTGCAAACTTAAATATTTCTTTTATGATTGGAATCTGCATTGCCTGCTGAACACTGGAAACAATAGTCGAAGCGTCCGTCATACTTTTTCTTATCAATGCGATACGCTCATTTGGATTTATTAAAAAGTTTCTAACAGCTCCAACAACATCAATTGAAGTGCTTTTGTAACCACCACGAAATGCCATAAGTGCTCTTGGCTCTCCGTTTTGGCTATCCCATATATATTTTATCCATTCACTATGCAACGCATTTAATTTTTCTTTTCCCATCAGCCAACCTAAATAATGTGGCTGGTCTATAAGCAATTCGAGGAATTCTTCATTTATTTCAAAACTGTTTATATCAAAATCAATGTCCATTGCAATAAACAATATAAAACATAATCTAAAAATAATAAAGCACAAAAAAAGCAAGCGTTTTATTCCGCTTGCTTAAATTATTTTTCCTTAATTTCAACAACTTTTACACCCATTGGACTTGCTGGACAACGGCTGGAGCAACCTTTACACCATTTTTCGTATTTGTTGCAATAACGCCATTTATAGATTTTGTTGTTTTTAATAAAAGTTTTCACTTCGCTTGCTATGCACCTGGAACAGCGTCCAACATTTAATATATTCATCTACAAATCTCCGTTTCTCTTTTCACTTCCTGAATTTAATCTCTCTCTTTTCACTTTTAATTTCCTGCTTACGTTCTTTAAGCAAGTTCTCTCCCACTATTGGATTTGCTATAACATATCCAGCATAAAACAAATCCATTTCATTTATAGGCAAATTGTTCTTTTCCATCAGTTTCTTGTATTCCCGCAAACACATTATCAAATCTTCGCTAGCTGTAATCTTTCTAGGCTTGCTGTTCATTATGCTTCTTACGTCGTATAGTTCCATTCTTAAACACCTTTGGAAACTGTTTGCTGTAAATATCTAGCAAACAGTTTTCTAATTGTTAAATCATAGTTTAGTTGTTCTGCACCGCCAAAGGTGCCGGAAAAATAAACCGTTCTATTTCTTCTACCGAATAAAACATTCCATTTTCAGCATCCGTACATTCGCCACTGTAAAAATTAAGAGTTGCGAGTGTATGAATACTATCATCGTTAATAACCTTAAACTTTGTTCCGTCGCAATATCGATAGGAAGTCAATTCCTGCATTGTCATTTCAATAATCTCCTTTGCAAATTATCCAGATAAGCTCATTTAGCTTATCTAGTTGTTCTACGCCCCGGCGGTGCCTTGAGTAAACATCTTTTGTCATACTCACGTAGCAACGCCCCTGCCTTTATTTTCTTCCAGCTGTTTGTCTTTCCTATAATGTTCAAAATAAGCTCTTAAACCAATTTCAACACCAACGGAAATTGTAAACGAACCGAATAAGAAAATACCAACTAAAATACCTATAATCTTTAATACAGCTATCATCTTTTCTTATTCTCCTTCTACCATTTACAACCTAAAACAAAATAACCCATATCTAACCTCCATATATTTATTATAGGTTTTCGTACAAACTTTCATCTCCGTATACGCAATGATAAATATTTGGCTTAAAGATTCCAAACAGCTTCCATTTTCCAACCTTTACTTTTTTCAGCATTTTATACCCAGGAAGTGGAACCATAAATGGGACAATATCGTTCATGTGGCAATACTGGTTTATTTCCTTACAGCATTTAAGAACAGTTAGTCTTGTCTTAAAACCAAACAAAGGTTTAGGACCACCAAACGTTGTTACAATGCTCTTGATTTTTGTTCTGTAATAAAAATCTTCAACAGCAAGCAAGCACATCGCTCCGCCATAACTCCAGCCTGCAATTTCAATATCATAATCAGGATTTTCATTGTATGCTTGCAACAGCACTTTCATTATTTCGTCATTGCAAGATTTATAGGCCTTTGCCCATCCCCTAGCATACCACAAAACATTTTCCTGGTTCTTATAGGGCTTAATTGGAAAGTTTAAGTTATTTATCCAATCTATTTTTCCGCAACTTTCCTCAAACATTAAACGAGTTCTTTTTTCGTCGTGGAATGTTCTTACAAGATACTGAACATCATCTCCTGCTGTAATATATTCCTCGTGTTTAATGCTTTTCAAATAATTAAAAAGTTCATTAGGTTTCATTTATCTAAATCCTCCATATGATGTTTTCTATATTCACTTTCTTCGTTTGCTATTATAAAACTCATAACAGCAAAATATCCAAGCACCGCAATGAATATGGAACAAGCAATTACTTTTAGAACTATCATTTCTTACTC